CGGAAACCCGCCCTGGCAAGACTTCCGGCATGGCCGAAGCTTGACATCGCACAGGCCGAAACGTTGTGCACTAAGCTGATAAAGTATCTCGGAAGCCGCCTGTATCGCCACTCCCGTGACCTCAGCAGCACCTGTAATCAGTGAGATATTGCAATTCCAGATTGGATCCCACGGCTCGCATGGGCCGAATTTGTAGAGATGCACGTCTCCCTCCATTTCGATCGAAATCGAGGGATCAAGCGCGGCCCCGATCCCCGCGGCCACTCCAGCGCTCGATGTTGAGGCAAGGTTGATAGTAGCGTCCAGAGCGGCTCCCACGCCCGCTGAGACGCCCACAGACGGGTTTACGAGCAGGGTTGCTTGGTTGGCTACCCCAGCGCCCGCGGCAAGCCCTGCAGAGACTCCTAGGGCCAGCTTTGCTGCGTTGGCTACACCTGTGCCCGCAGCGACTCCAGCGGGTGCATTAGCAGCAGCACCTATGGTCGTGAAGGAGACGCTGAGCATGTACCGGTCGGTAACGTTGTCGCCTGACCACTGGACTCGCGGCGCTTCTGCTGCAGTGCCAGCGTTCTGCTTGTAGCCGACATAGCCACGAACACCAGATCCAGCAGTACCCTGTGCAGCAGAAGAGGTCAGCTCAAGGAAACCGGTAGACCAAATCGGCGTGTTCTGGTTGCCAGTGCCGATCGCATGTAGAGCACCGAAAGCAATGACCAATTCTGTGCTCTCGGTCATCACACCAGTCGAGTGGACAGGAGTGATGACGTTGGCGCTGGACGCCTGTGTGTTGGTGGACGTGTCCAGTGCGTTCAGGCTGGGCCAGCGGCTCCAGCCGACATGGGTGTTGAAGTTACCGGTTGTCGTCACGGTAAAAGTAGTCGGCTCACCGCCAGTTGCCTTACGGTAATAGATGTACGAACCCTGGGCGTTTACCGACGATTCGGCCAGCACCCACGCCGCACCAGCTGACGACGCTACCGCTGTGATAACGGTGTCAGAGTTGATGCAAAGGATATCCGTCTCGCCGACAGCAGGGGCCGACCCCATATCACAGAGGTGTCCCGCATTGCCATCGTTAAAAAGGAACGTACCTGCCACGGTTCACCGCCTATGTATGGGTGTACCGAAGGATACCGTTCACATTCCAGACGACAGTGAGCGTGCCGTTGACGACAGAGTTCGTCCCACCGAAGTAGTTGTAGCAGATTCCCTGGTCAGCCACGGGAGCGGCTAGCGTGTCGTCATACACCAAGCAGCCGAAGACGTTGGAAAGCGTTGCCGCAGCACCAGATGCCGTGTCGTTGGCGTCCAGGAAAACCACATCGCTAGTGGCGCTGTTAAGGACCTGGCCAGTCAGTGCGACACCACCCGCGGGCCACTGGATCGCCTGAGAGACCTCATTCGCCAGCGCCCATTGCCCTGCGTTATATGCGCTGTTCGCGCTCGTCACGTTGGCATCTGGCGTAATGCTGTTGTTGTACAACGCAACCTTGAGGCTATCCGCGTCCAAGTCGAATGCCGCGACGTTCCCGAGAACATCAGCGAGGAAGGGACGGAAGATCTTGCTAGCCGACCATGCCATTGCCGCCACCTCCTATTGCCGTGGGAGCGAAGATCACACGGTCTTCGCCATCTTCTCGGGTAACCACAGCCGCCATGATTGGACGGCCTTCGTGCATTTGTACCGATTCTTTGCCCACGTAGTCTTCGCGCTCGACTATCGTGATCTTAGCCTTGGTACCGTCTGGCACCATCGGCAAGAGCATTCCGCCGTGTCCAGAGCACTTGTGTAGTACTGCTTTTCCAGGGTTTGCCTGGAGAAGCAGGCTACTTGAGCAATCTGGACACGACATCAGCATGGCGTGATCTTACGTCAGCAGGAACGCGCCGCAGTTGGTCGGCACGGTGGGAGGCGGGGTCGTGGTGATGTTCCACAAGAAGTCGTCGATGTAGTTCGTGGTGTCGATCGCGCTGTCAATCCAGTACGGCGCAGAACCAGGACCACGGCCCCAGAGCGACGATGGATACTCCGTCATCGCCTCGAAGCCCAAGATCAATGCTTCGTTGCCGATGTTGAAGCTGGAGACCTTCGCATTCCATACGTGCATCCAGGCCCAGTACAGGTACCGCTGAAGCCCGGTGACCGGATCGCAGCGACCACGGCCAGTGATGGGCTGCCACGTCTCCAGAGAGAAGTGTGCTTCCGGGTTGTTGTAGCCGTAGGCCGCACCGGTACCGGTCACAGCGTTGGTGAGCAGAAGTCGGCTACCGGTGATGAGCGCGCTCACGTCAGGATCCGCCACACACATGTTGACTGTGATGTTGGAGTTGACGTAGATGTTCGGCCCAACCTTGTTGCCACACAGCTCGCCAGCCGCATTCTTGGTGCGGAAGGTATCGCCATCTTCGTATTGAGGTTCCGGGCTGACCTGCGTGTAGCCATCGGTCACGACAACCGCGCTGGAAGCACCTGTTACGGGTGCGCCACAGACGTTCAGCTTGACCACCCGAATCACTGTGCCCTGTGCTGCGGGACCGCAGTAGGCAACCATCTAACTTTCCTCCTACGTCGCCGAGTTGGGGGTGCCAGTGATGACGCCGCCGCCTGAAACCTGAATTGCGTAGTGGCAGCAGTCCCAGCCGAGCGCGAACCATTGCTCTGCAATGAGAACGGTGTCGTTGAGGCTACGGCCAAGAAGTTCTTTGGTATCGCGAGCCATGAACTGGACTTCGCTCTGCCACCACTTAACGGCCCCGGTCGCGTAGATCCAAAAGCCGTTACTTGTTGGTGCTACACCGTTCGGACCAGTCCGCAGGTATCCGGGAGCCCCAACGACCAGGCTGCCAGCCGGGGTAAAAAGCTTCCCGTTCTTCTGCTCCAGCAAGTGGTTTGCTGCCATGTGCGCGAGCCCGATTTTCGACATGTGCAGCGTTGGCCGCCCGCCGTAGCACAGGCCCATGTTGTACTCAAGCAGGCCCACTGCTTCAACGATGTCGAATGCGCCGGTAACCGGAACCGTCGCGGAAGTCTGCAGGGTAACCGTTGAGCCGCCTGAAACTTCAGTCACCGTAGAGCCCGTGTAGGCAAGGTGCGGATAGGTGTTGTAGAGGCCACCGCCCCAGAACACCTCTTCCACCGTGCTCTGCACGTTGTTCTCGTGTGCGTGAAGAGTCTTGGAGCGCAACTCTGCCTCACCCGTCCCGACCAAAGAGCAGTCAAGCCAGGTGTAGACCGCGAACGGATTGGCCCCGCGGAAGTTGGCCCCAGCCAGCGAGGTCTTGGCGACCCCAGCGCCTGTGAGGCACTGGGTTGTCGTCTCCAGCGGCCTTACGCACACGTCCGGCTCATAGATGACACCAAGTTTCTGGTGCCCTGTGAACTGCTGAACCTCAGCAGCACCGCGAAGACGATACAGCGCGGGAGTGAACGTAGGCGGTGAAGCCCAGTCCTTTTGACTAACCACTGACGTTCACCCCTTCTCTACTCGACGATCTTAGTTGCGATCACGCCAAGGTTGGCGGTACTCGTTGATGTCCACGCATAAAGATCTTTTCCCGCTGGCAGAACAAATGAAGTGATCTGATGCGGAGTTCCGCCAAATGCTTGACGAAGAATCACGCTGTCCGTGCCGTCAAAACCAACTCGAACTGTTTCGCTTTGAGGCGAAAGATGGATTTGACGATCGACATCGGCATCTGCGCTTACCACGACACTGGGTGTCGTGGTAAGCGCAAAGGTCTGAATCAGATAGCTCATCTGCTACACATCGCAGGCGACGAGGTCGGCCGCGCCGGTCGTGCCGTCCGGGCAGATGTTGACGGTGAGGCGACGGATCTCGTGACCCGGGTTGAAGATCAACCAGCACTCTTCCATCCACTCCGCCGTGTGGTCATTCGTGGCGTTGAGGACAGAGTCACGGATGATGCCCAGATCCAGGCGAAGGCCCTGGCCCAGCACCGCAGTGCCGGGAGCCATCATCATGAACTCGACCGTGGTCGGCCACGCAATCATCAGGGTGGTTGGCATGCCCGGGAAGCCCGTGGTCCTCTCCTGGTAGTCGCTGACCCACTGAACGCGGATGTTCAGAGCGTCGAACAGCTCCATGAGGTAGGCGTCCGAGACGCTGAGCATGTCGGTCCCAGAGCCCATGCGCTTGCGCAGGTCCGAGCGCATTGCGCCGCGGAGCCACTTGGGTGCGATGACCTCCAGAAGAGCGTCCTTGCACATCGCGTAACGGGCGCGGTAGTCGATCGCCTGAAGCTCCAGAGCGCCGAGAACCGGTGCCACGACGCCAGAGCCCGCGCTGCCGTTGGTGACGGTGAACGAAGCTGAAAGCGTACGAAGCTCGTTGATGCGAGCGCGGTTCATCTTGTGGAAGTGCGCCGCGAACAGAAGTTTGGTGAAGTTGGAGATCAGCTCCGGGTAGCTGTCCTCGGTCAGGTTGCCGACCGTGAGGCAGATACCGTCACAGTGCAGCCGCTCTTCGTCGAAGGTCACACAAGGCACACGACCGCAGGTCTTGGTACCCGACTGCGCGGTACCGGTGACAGCCGCGATGTCCTGGGTCTCAGTCCAGGACCACAGCGCCGTAGACGCCGTGACGTCCGCGAAGCTCGGGCTGATCGGCCAGCGGATACCGCCGCGGTTGATGCCCACGGTCGGCAGGTCCAGCGCGCCATCGTCGCAGACCAGGTTGAAAAAGTCGTAAGAGATCTCACTCGGCGAACACCAGCCACCGGCGGCAATGAGGATCTCCGGGTTCATCGCGGCCGTGAGGACCTCGTTGATCTGCTCCGGGGTGGCCTGCATGTCCAGCGAATACTTGAAGGTCCGGTTGAGCGCCGCGATCGGGTAACGCGGAGCGTCATCGCCACGGCTCGTAATCGGGAGGCTCTTCGCACGCGCCGTGAGGGCTGTGGTCAGATCGGCCATGCCGTTCAGCGTGACGCCAGCGCCGAAACCGGGAATGTCAGCGCTCGCGGTAAGGACGCTTTCGCGCCGCTCTGCAGGCTGCTGGCGAACGCTGGTCTGCGCGTCGGCAAGCGAGGGGTTCTTAAACACGCCGCGCTGTACAGGCTGCGTGGTAGCGCCGCCCTGCGGGCGAGTCGATGCGGTTACGGTCTCAACCGCGGGAGTCTCTGCTTGTACTGCCTCGACAGCTGCAGCCTCTTCAGCCGCCAACTCGTCAAGGAGAGCTTGTGCATCAGCCTTGGTGGCATCGTTCTTCGAGAACTGATCCGCCCGGCGAGCCTTTTCAAGCCGCACCTGCCGCACGTTGCCAGCGAGGCTGGCCATTTCATCTGCTTCGGCGGTCTGCTGCGCGAATTCGGTGGTACCGCTGCTGTGCAGCTCACGCACCCGCGCGCTAGCTTCCGCCACGAAAGCATCGAGTTCTTCTCCACTGAGGGTTGTGATGTCCTCTGGGAGACTCAGGTTCTTGTCCTTAGACACCGGTCAACCCCTTCATGGGTTACATTTTCATGAGACCGGCCCGTCTAAGCGTGATGATAGAGAAAAAAGGAGGCATAAGCAAATGCCCCCTGATTTCGCGTTAATTCGGACTACGAACGAGCGTTACCCGCTGCGTTTGAGGCCGACTTCAACATGGCTTCAGCTGCAGAAACAGTCTGCTGCTCCAGCGCGTGCACGAGCTGACGCGCTTCCGCGTCGCCCTGCGCCTGCGCCGTAGTAATTACCTCGCGATTACGACTCCGCCCACATCCACACATGCCCTACTCCATCTCTAGGTCTGCCATAACCGCATCTTTACGGCTTTGGGGGTCGAGGTCAAGGCTTGCTAGGAGCAAATCCTTGTACTCGGCGATGATGTCTTGCGCCATTTCTACTTCAGTACGCGGAATTGCTTCACCGAACTGAATCGGGATCGCTGCCGCCGTAAGAACTCCATCTTGATAAAGGACAGAAGCTGACGCTGTGGTTATCGAAGCCTGCGTACGCGCCATCGCGAATCCAGGGACCGGGACAAGCAAGGCGGCAATGAACTCCTGCACACCAGGGCGGTCCGGATGGGGTTGCCAATCACCCGAGAGCGAACAACCCATAGCCGTTGCCACCTGATCCGCAGTGACTCCGTGCCTGAGTGCGCCAGCGACCCAAACGCCCTTTCCAGGGCGCTGGCCAACTGCGATATTCGCGAAGACCGAACATGAATCATCATAATGCTTTTTCCTGTTGGCCAAGGTGCCGTAGTTCTCGGTATCCGCGTGACCGCAGTTGCCCGTGATGACACCACTGACCACGCGCCCACCTCCAGCGACGATGGTTTCGCCCTTCATGAAGCGGCTGTAATCCACGTTCGCGCCCATCGGGACAGTCTTTCGTACCGAACGGTGGGTAACAGCAGCTGGCGCGAGCCAGCCGAACACCCGACCTTCGTCCGTGATGGTCAGTGCGCCCTTGGCCTGGACGTCAACCGGCTCGCTGAACCACTCCGCAGGCGGAACGTCCGGAATGGTGATCGTGTGACTTGCTGCAGTCAAGACATAGGAGTCTCCGCCACCTGAGCAGCCACAACTCTCGCCAGCCGCGGTCAGCATCGACTCGTTGGTAAAACCGAGCTTAGCCTCAACGAACGCCGGGAAGGCGACCAGCGTCGCACCACGGATCCGGCCACGATGGAACACGGTCAGCTCAGGCTTAGCCATCAAACCGGCCTCACCCTCAGCAAAGACCATCTCCACGTCAGCGTCTTTGACCTTGTCCACGTCAACAGAAACGCCGCCCGTCGACATCATGTTACGAATTCCGTCGCCGTGCTCACTATCAAGCATGTTGCCGAATACGTGCCCGCGGCCGAAGATCTGGCTGCCTTTGCGCGCGGCAAACGTTATCGCACCTGCGAGAACGCTCGCGTCATGGCCTCCCACACTCGCAGGCTGGTACATGAGCGGCATTGGCAGCTCGGCCCAGTCCAAGGAGCCGTGACCGAAGAGACGGCCGTCTCCGGACTCCTCACCCTCAACAGTGAGCACACCCTCCCACGGCTCATCTTCTGCCTGCTTCACTGCTTGAGCCGCGGTAAGAACAATGCTGCTCATGGGTACGCCAGGATCCCGGTTGTCCGGAAGCAATTTCTGAAGCCAGTTTTTCTTGTGTGACTTCAGTTTGTCACCAAGGCGACGCTTCTCAGCGTTGAGAGCGCCTTCCATCGGGTCGTACTTCAGCCTGCCGCTCTGCTCTGCTTTGACGAGCGTGTGGAACTCGTCCTCTTCGGCAGCAGAAAGATCAACATCTCGGTCGATCATTCGCCGGAACGTCTTCAAACGATCGGTCAACTTGGCCTTATCGGCGTTCGGGATATCGGCCCAGTTGCCATGGTCTTCCTGGTTGTGGTGGCCGTGGAAAGTTTCCATGTCTCCTGCGCTCTCTACACCCTTTTCGGCAGGCCATTCGCCTGTAGCAGCCTTATGATATTCCGCGCACAGGCCTTGCGGGTCACGAACGTATTTGCCGAGATGCGAAACGCACCGCGCGAATGAACCATCTGTGCCCCAAGCGATCTTCACCGCGCCAGGGCCATGCACCCAGTACTTACGCAGATCATGCCCGCCACCAGGGGCGTTGACGTCACGCTCCGCGAACTCTTCAGCAGATGCGGTCATAGCAACCCCCAATGGGATGTCGTGCACATCGCCACCGAAGGCCACGCGCAGTTTGTCGAAGGTGATCGGCCCGGTGCGGGTGCCCAGCTCTTCGACGTTGTCAAATTCGTCCGTGTAGGCCAGCGTCACATGTGGCACCCAGGGCGTGTGTTGCGGCGGGAAGGTTACGCCAGACAGCCCACCCAGAGATGAGGCAATGTTCATCTGCAGCTCTTGAAGCGCGCCATCGTCGTTGCCCACGCCGAGAACAATGCACGAGTTGCTGGCCATCGGGTTGAAAACGTTGACGCTGAAGCCATTTGCAGTCATCGGCGTCTCGGCATATCGCTCAACCGCAGCAATGATCTGTGCTCGCGCGTTCTCGGAAATGTCGGCCGCTTCTCCCAGGAACATCAGTGTG